GATCCGCATCATGCGCGGGGTCAAGCAGACCTTAGACACCCTGGTCTTGACCTATGCAAACCAGCCTGATGAAGCTGTCGCCCATTCGTTCCTACGGTTTTACGCAAGTCAATCAGGGACGTTTGGCAGCTTCACCCTGCCCCGAAGCCAGAACGTAGGCATTTGGGTTGGATGGACCGGCAGTAATGAACTTCAGAGTCGATTAGCCAATAGTCGGTGGCGTTTCAAAAAGCGTATTGCAGCGCAGAGTGTGCGCCCTGGAATTTCAAACATCACCATTGAACTGCTGTGCATTCAAGGCCCTGCGACCAGTGGTCTAACCAGTGTGAGCAATCGTTCATTGGACTCTCGGAATTTGGAAATATCTCAACCAAGCTTCGGGAGTGTGAGATTTAATTTTCCAGCATTGAAGCCGACGTACCGAAAAATCACGCAAGGAGACTACAACGTCAAGATTTTCCAAGGACCGGATGGAACTGAGGTACGAGCTCTGGACGGCCTAAAAGCGGATGACATGCTCGATCTCCGCTACGAAAACATCTCAGACGCTGACTGCAAATTGATTACAGACCACTACACCTCTGTGAAGGGGACATGGGGAGAGTTCTATCTACCGAGAGACGACATCATCGGTGCGGGTCTAGATATGGCCGACCTCGATGATGGTGGGTACAGAAGCCACTGGTTATTCAGCAATCGCTGGGTTTACGACAAAGCGCCAACACTGACGTTTATCCGACCGGGCCGAGTATCTGTATCAGTAATGCTGCGCTGCCCCCATCCCAATGGCCGAAATCGGCCTTGAGAGCCCACTTAGAATCAAATCATGCCTTACTACAGCGGCCAACACGGAAGAATGCGCTACACCGTGCAGGAAGGCAACTCCCCTGCACAAAGAGCTTCCGCGACCGTAAAAAACTGGAGCTTCACCACATCATTAGCGACGTTAGACACAACAAATTTAGGCGACACCGACAGAACCACCACCGCAGGCCTTCGATCTCACAAGGGCAACTGTCAAATTTTCTACTACACAGACACCCCAGCCACTAATGCAAACAACTCTGCATCAGACCTAATCAATTCTTTAATCAAGCGAGTCACAAACACGTCAGCAACCGGCGCACCTGGGGTTGCAGCAGAGTCAGCAGTCGTCCGCTTCGAGTTCGCCTTAATGGACGGCTCAGCAACGACGGGTCGAATCATTGCGTTCAACGCCCGAATCACAGGCGCATCAATGACGATGGCAGTGGGCGAAGTATTTGGAGCCAACCTGTCATGGGAAGCGACCGGAGCTCCAGTCGAGATGACTTTGTGAGATGGCAAGTTCCAGCGGTGTCTACTTAGGAAATGTCGGCCGAGTCGATTTCCGTCGACTGGCCCCGCCGGACTACAACGTCACGCTTCTGGACGAGGACGTAAACGCCACCCGTCGCCGCTTCTCCTTTCTCGGAGCCCAAGGAATCCTGCTAACTGGTGACCGAGTTCGATTTGCCCGTCAGGACGGCAACCGTCTACTTCTGTTGAAAGGCCAAACCACGGATGATGTGGTGCGCTTCGTGAACGTGGAAGACGACGGAGGCATTCGCCTATTCGACACCTATCAAGAAGCAGTGAATGGGATTCAAAATGATGCCCTCGAACTACGAGATCCCCGCAGAAATCAGGACATCACGGTCTCGGTGGAGAACGAGACCGACACAGGCTTTTACCGAACGCTAGGTAAAACTACCGATTGGTCATTAACGACCCAGCGGGAAACAGTCGACACCACAAGCCTGGGCAGTGAATTCCGGACCCAATACGAGGCCGGTCTAATCAGCGGGCAGGGAAGTCTGACTGCAATGTGGGACGCGGAGTGGGATACCTGTGGGAACGCTGCAGCCCCTGACGAGGAGTTATCCAACTACTTCTGCCAGCTCGTTCTCCGAGTCCGTTCCGGAGCTCGATTTGGCGGCCGCTTCTACGTGCGTACGCAAGGTGAACTAAGTCCAGGAGTACCGGACCCCGCTCAGAACGCGGTCTATTGGGAGTGTGACTGCATCTGCACGAACGTATCCATGGCCTTCTCGCCAACTACGATCACGCGGACCCGAATCCAATTCATTACTACTGGTCCAATCCAGCTTCATGTGGGTCCACCAGACCCAGACGACGGATTCATCGGAACTTCGGCAACCGAGGCACAAGCCCGCGCGGGCGAGAATTTGGCCGAGAACGAGTTCCTCATTTCGCAAGAGAACGGGGACCTCCTCCTGCAGGGTGGCTACAAGGTATTCAACGGAGAACGGCCGACTTGGGAATAATCGAACGAGCTTTCATAGACTGAGGACAGTGATTTGCACCAAGTCGGATGGCTGATCTCCCGATTAGTGCTCTACCTGAGCTTTCGGAGTCGGGCGTCCAGTCAGTCGACGAGCTCGTAATCGTCGATGCATCTGCATCGGAAACAAAAAAGATCAAAGGAGCAAATTTGTTCCTCGGGATGGTCACACAAATTCCCGATGCATCAATTCCTCAATCCAAAATCGACGTTGTAGCCGGCGACGGCACTATAAACACAGGCGCTTTAGCAGATAAGTCCGTTACAGCCGAAAAACTTGCAGATAACAGCACAGGAATTTTCATTCCAGACGGAGGAACCCTCATACCGGCTGAACCGGGAAACTACCGAGGTCAACTTGGTTTCTACGACGACGCAGGATGGATCTGGGATGGAGTCACCTGGCGAGCTCTGGCATCAGTCCAGCTAGGCCTATTTGAGGGTCAAGCCACAGAGCTACTGCTTCCGACATTTGAGACGACGGGCTTCGGCGGTGTCAGCCTTCAAGTCGACTTCGTAGACAGCACGGGTCCAAGTCAATTCATTTGCGGCCCTGCCAATGCAGCAGGACCTATTACCCGGCGTCTGATCGTTGGTAGTGATCTACCGGTTGCGACAACGAGCACGCGAGGTGCAGTACGAGTCGACGGTGCATCTCTATCGATGGATGGCGAGACAGTCGCCATCAACAACTTCATCGAATTCAGCAGCAGCCCCCGCCTTGTCGCGTACAACCAGTACGGGATTGTGACTAGCGGTCGAGCAATCCAAGCAGATGATCTGCCCTTCGCCACAGCCAATAGCCGAGGAGCAGTTATTCCTGGAATCGGCCTGTCAATAGACGGTCAGGGCAAGCTGAACGTCACGGGTGACAACAGTGGTGGAGGAGGAGGCAATGCCCCTATCGCCACGCTGGCCTTCCCCGGCATTGTCCAGCCAGACGGAACATCCCTGACGGTCGATGACAACGGCATCATCGGGATCAATAACACCGTCGTTGCGGGGACATTCACGAAAACGATCGTGAACGAGTTCGGCCTCGTAACCGGCTCGGACTTTTTGAATACTGGGGACATCCCCAGCCTGGATGCGAGCAAGATCAGCACCGGGGTCTTTGACCCCGCCCGAATCGAGGACGGATCCCTTCAGCGTCAGAAGCTTGCGGATGGAGCTGTCTGCTACATCAGCGAATCCCAGCCTGCGGAGGGGACGGAGTACGGCATCGGCGGATTCTGGTTCAAGGAATCCACGGGGATATTGCGTTCATGGAATGGGAACAGGTGGGTTCCCGTCAATGCCAATGCTGGAGGCGGAGGTTCAGGCAGCCTGCGTTTTGCGGGCTTCGTAAGCGCCGAGACCGGTCTAATCAACCAGCTAACCGATGTCGGAGACAACCTGCCCCTAACAATTGGCCAGCCGATACCGGCCGTTACCGCCGAGTTAGTCGGTGCCTACTTGTTGGTGAGTAAGGAAGGCAACCAGATTGGAGTTCTACCCGGTGAGGATCTAAACGCTGGTGACCAAGTAGTCGCTGTCTCCGTTACGGAAGGTTGGTTGTCTGTAGCGACAGGCAGCAGTGGTGGAGGCGGAGGTGGAGGCACAGGATTCCTGGCCGACCTCCTCGATGTCGATCTCGACAATGTTGATCAAGGCCAACTTCTCTATTGGGATGCGATCAGTGGGAAGTGGAGGAACACTGCCGAGATCGACGCCAATCTGGGTCAAGTCGAACTCCGGCACCAACGCAGTACCCAAGAAAATTTCCAGCCCGACGTAACCACGCTTCCTGAAGGGGAGATCTTCCTCAACATCAACGAGAACAGCCCCGGTCTGTGGTTTAAGGACTCAGCAGGCAGTCTCCAATCTCTGGTTCCAGTCACCGGATCAGGAGTCGACAGCATCGCCGTAACCGGTGGTGCATTAACCGTCTCCAATAACGGGAGTGACTGGACAATCGGCTTGCCGCAGGCAACCAGTTCCTTACCAGGCCATATGAGTGCCCTGGACAAGAACAAGTTGGACGGACTGCCAGCGGATGCGGCACCTGGAATTGTGAAGGCGGTCGTACCCACAGAACCTTTGGTGTACGGAGTCGGCAGCACTACCGAGAACGTCATTCTCAACATCACAGACGCCACCGATCAAGAGCGCGGGGTGATGACACCCCTGCAGGTGCAGGCGCTCGATGCTGTAGTTCAGACAATCAACAATCCCGCATTAGGAGGCCTTCAAGCGGATTGGACCGAGACCGATGAAAATCTCGCCAGCTACATCAAGAACAAGCCGGGACTAGCTAGTGACACCGAGGACGGCCTGATGTCTTCGGCAGACAAAGCAAAACTGGATGGAATTACCGAAGGTGGAGGAGGCGGACCAGGGGGAATTCCCGAAGCCCCCGAGAACGGAACGAAATACGCCCGGCAAGATGCTGGATGGACCACCATTGCTGAATTCCCTGAAGCACCTGTAGACGGAAAGCAGTACGCGCGTAAGGACAACGGATGGGAGGAAGTTGTCGCGACAGGCGGTAGCGGAGGAATCGAGGAAGCCCCCGAAGACGGGAACCAATACGCAAGACAAGATGCCGGATGGGTGAAGGTCGAAGGAGGAGCGGCTGTATATGTCGGATCCACCCCACCAGCCGATGCGAAAGAAGGAGATCAATGGCTGGATCTCGATACGACGCAGTTCTACGTCTACGCCGAGGACGGAGGAGGAAGCGAGCAATGGATCAATGTCGCCAAGCAGGGGCCGCAAGGTCCCCCAGGCGGCATCGCGTACACGGGCGAAAATCCGCCACCCAACCCCTCTGAGGGGGATGTATGGATTCGTGCCACAAACCTGAAGCAGTACGTCTACATGACGGACTCAGACGGCAGCTCGCAATGGGCTTCCGTCATCTGCTGCTGATTCATCCACCCACCCCCTTAAACCGCAAGACCCATGGCCATCAATTTCCCAAACGACCCCGCAGTAAATCCCGGTGATGGAGGGACGTGGGTTGACCCCCAAACTCCATCAACAGGCACTTGGCAAGTTGAGCTGATTGGTGGTGAAGCAGTTTGGACACTGATTTCAGGTCCCGAGGGTGCGGGTGCATCCCTGGCAGCCCTATCCGACACGGATATCACGAGCCCGACAAATAATCAGATCATTGCCTACAACGCGACAACGCAGAAGTGGGTGAATTTAGATCGGGAAAGCATCCCCACCAATCTGGGGCAGCTGACTGATGTCACAGTCACAACCCCAAGTGATGGGGAGTCCCTGGTTTACGAGGGCGGGACATGGATTAACAAGTCAGGTGTGGGTGGAGGAATCGGCGAAGCGCCTAATGACGGAGCGCAATACGCCCGACAAAACGAGAGTTGGCAAGTTGTCGCAGGTGTAGGCGGTGGAGCTGCTGAACCAGAGCTGACATTTGACATCGGCGCTACGGGCACCACCTCCTACGACTTCACCGGCCCCGGATTTACGAGCTCGACAGCTAACCCCTTGCTGACGCTGGTCCGAGGGCAGACCTACAAGTTCAACAACACCAGTGGATCCCACCCCTTCCAGATCCAGAGCACAGAGGGATTAGGAGGAACAGCGTATAGCGACGGTGTTACTGGGAACAACACAGTCGGCTTAGTGGAGTTTGAAGTCCCCTTCGACGCACCCGACAAGCTGTATTACCAATGCACAGTCCACGCCGACATGAAGGGCGAGCTGGATGTGTTGTCTCAAGGGTCTGGTGGAGCAACGTTGAATATCGACGAAGCTCCTGCAGACGGAGTTGCCTACGCCCGTAAGAACAACACATGGACTCCTGCTGTTGAGGCATTCAATGGAGCCACTGCTCAAATCGAGGGCGACAACAACATCAACACTGGAACTGCCGACCTCGGCCGTTCGGTGGCGTTGGGTGAAGTGCTGACTTATGACGGCACCAAGTTTTCTCCAGCCGCACCAACTGGTGGTGGCGGTGGAAGTGGCTTACCCGAGACAGCCGAAGAAGGCGATCTCCTTATTTACAACGCAGTTCTGGGGGAGTGGGTTCAGGCCACTTTGCCTGAGATCACGAAAGGTCTAAGTCTGTCAACGACCTACGGACGAACCAGTGAGGTACTCGGCGTCAATCTTGCTGGAGTCGATGACTATTACTTCACTCAAGCGAACGCAGAGTCCGAAGGATGGAATGTCCTCCTCTTTAATGACGGCATCAATGCCACCTATGACGACGAGGCTTTTAGCGTAGGAGCACTGCCAGTTGAGTATCAAGCCACAAGTTGGTTGGGTTATACACCTGGGACAACCCCTCTAAAGGTGTATGGGAACGGGGCCATCTACTTTGTGGAAGCCGGTCAGACAGAACCGAGCGATTTCGAGTCCGATTATTCTCAAGCGAATCAGAATACAAGCCTGATGTTTGCGTTGCACAACGTAGACATGGTTTTGGACGATGTGATGACGAAAGAAGTCACAGTCGACGGAGAGGATTACTTTGTAGTACGAGCTGTCTGGTACGACGAATACCAGCAAATTGCATCGGATCAAGGAGGCGCACCAGCCAAAGCGAATCTTCCTCGTGAAGAAAGGAAGCGAAGTCA